TGAGGTCATCGGCTCCATCCACGACGGGGAGGGTGATTATGTTCAGCGAGGATAATAAGCACTGCCGAGAATGTTTCTGTGTAACATGTTTATATTTTCGTACAGATGAATGCTTGGACGGAGAAGATATGTGTGATAAGTGTGCCAACCAGTCCCACACAGAAAACTGCCCATGGTTTGATGACAGCGAGAGTATGCAGAATGATAAAGGAGATAAATGACAATCTTAGCGATTGACCCAGGGGACAAGCAGAGCGCCTATTGCTTCATAGACAGCGAGGATCTACGTCCGCTGCGGTTTGCCAAAGCAGAAAATGCCGAGGTCCTTTTGGTGCTCCAGTTGGAGAAGTATGATCTTGTGGTGATTGAGCGTTTGGCAAGCTATGGCATGCCGGTTGGACGCAATGTTTTTGAAACTTGCGAATGGGTCGGGAGATTCACGCAAGCAGCACAGAAGCCAGTGGACTACATATACCGCCAGGATGAAAAACTCTATCTCTGCCATGACAGCAGGGCCAAGGATGCCAATATCCGCCGCGCGCTGATTGACCGATTTGCAACCCATGATCTAAAAAACGGGAAGGGAACCAAAAAGAACCCAGATTGGTTCTATGGGTTCTCTTCCGATGTATGGGCGGCGTATGCGGTTGGAATTACGTACATAGAAACAAAACGGAAATTGTAAACAAAGTGTTAAGATCGTCTAACAATTTGACCGAAATGGAGGGCTGCGATATAATTTAAGCAGGAAA